CCTGCAGGACGTCGGTCAGCACCGACTCCGACACCAGCCAGCCGATATCCGTCACGCCCGCCTGCAGGCCCGCCGCCAGTGCCGCCGGGTGCAGCGCGCTGACCATCGCGGCGATGTCAGCCGACCCCACCGCGCCGGACGCGGCCCGCGCCACGGTGACCGCGCACGAGGCGTTCAGGATGCCCTGAGGCTCATCGGCGCCCGTGCCGTTGATGAAGTAGTCGTCTTCGGCCCAGTGGTAGCCGATCGCTACCACGCGGGCGATGAAGTCGCCGAACGCGCCGGCCGCGTCGCTGGCCAGCTCGTCGGGCACGCCGACCAGGGCGGCCAGCTTCTGCGCCGCCAGCAGTGCCCGGCCGAAGCCCGGAGTGCCCGGCGGGATCGCGTCGCCGTCGGCGGTGAAGCTGAACGTCAGGCCGCCGAGCGCGCCCTTGGTGCCCGACTGGTCCGGGTTGTCCACGTACGGCACGCCGAGCCGGTAGCCGCCCATCGGGATCACCATCGCCCTGGGCCTTACGACAGCAGGGGTGATGTACGCCATCACCTGGGCGCGCAGCTGCTCGGGGACCAGGAAGCCGCCCTCGGACGGGACGCGCTCCGTCCACGCGTTGGCGATGAACTGCCGCGCCGAGCTGTCGCGCTCGCTGAACACCGCCGCGAGATAGGCAGGCCACGACCGGGCCCACGGCTCGCTGTCGAGCCGTGCGCCCGGGGCGTCCGCCCGGTAATGCGGCGAGTTGCGCAAGTCCATCAGCTGTGCGTCTGGCCGAGCTTGACGATCATCGACAGGGTGGACGGCGACCCGTTCGCCGGCGTCAGCGCGGTCCGCTGCCAGCCGCGGCCGTCGAGGCGCTCGATCACCCGGTAGGCGACCACGTCGTTGGCGAACTTGTACTCGGCGCTCGACGCGATCTGCATCGACTGCCGGTCGCCGATCAGGTAGCCGGTCGGGTCGTACAGGGTCAGCGCGCCGTCCGGCTGGCTGGTGTTCGGGTACGGCATCTTCTCCGACACCCGGCCCGGGATCCCGAACATGCGGAAGACCGTGCCGTCGCCGGTCTGCATGCCGGCGGGCAGCTCGATCGCCTGCATCCCGCCGAGCATCGCGGGCGGCGCGATCGTCGTGCCGCCGCTCGCGAGCGCCATGCCGAGGATCTGCTTAAACGCGTCCGGGGAGCACGCCCACCGGGCCCGCTTCAGCGACGGCGGCCACAGCCGGCACAGCATCGCGATCACGTCGGCCAGCGTGATCGTCGCCGAGGTCCCCGGGTCCACGGTGACCGCGCCAGGGCAGTTGATCAGCCCCTCCGGCTCGTCCACGCCCTCGCCGGTCAGGAACGCCAGGTCACGGAAGAACGCAACCGCCTGCGGGAAGAACGTGTTGAACCACACGTCCATCGGCGACGCCGAGTCCTGCAGCAGCTCATTCGGAATCTCGGTGTAAGCGGTCAGCTTGTTCGCGGTCAGCACCAGCCGGGAGAAGCTCGGCGCCGACGCGGTGAGCGCCGCGCCCTCAGCCGTCCAGAACGCCGCCACCCCGCCGAACACCGACGAGGCATGCGACGTGTCGTCGATCGACGGCAGCGGCACCCGCAGCGAGTCCATCGGGATCGCCGTCGCCTCCGGGGCCATCACCTCTTCCTCGAGCGACAGCGCCAGGATCTCCGAGCGGAGGTTCTCCGGGACCAGGAAACCCCCCTCGGAAGGGATTCTCTCCGACATGCCCGCGTTGCGGATCTCCAGCGTCTTCGCCAGCGAGCCCTTGAACCCGCGCAGCTCGTCGATCAGCGCCGCGTCGCCGTTCTGCGCCGCGACGTGCTCCGCCTTCAGCGTGGCCCACACGAACTTCTTGAGGTTGTCCGTGTAGTCGGAGTTGTCGATGTCCTCCGCGGCGCCGGGCGCCGTCGGCGAGAACAGGCCTTGCTTGTCGAACAGCTCCGCCGCGTTACGCAGCCTCGACCGCGCCGCCGCCCGTGCCCGCCGCGCGCCCTGCCCCTTCGCCGGGACCAGGCCAGCGCCGGGACGGAAGCCCTCCGGCGGCCGGGCGCCGTTCCGGTCGGCCTGGATCCGCATGAAGTCGGTCAGGTCGGCCTGCAGCTGCTCCTTGAACGCCCGCACGTCTTCGGCGTTCTTGGAGTTGAACGCCGTGATGTACCGGCGGGAGAACTCGCCGAAGTTACCCTCCGCGAACAGGTTCTCCAGCACCTTGTCGTCGTGGAACGCCTCTTCGAGCTGCTCCGGGGTCTCCGGGATCGCGACGGTCATGCCCTTGCTCCTTTCAGGGCCGGCAGTGCCGCCCGGAATCGCTCCGCGGCACCCGCCGCGAAGATGCTGGTGTCCGTACCTGACTTCGCCCCGTCACCGTCGCCCGCGGCCTCGCGGAGCGTCTTCAGCGCCGTCATCAGCGCGTGGCAGGCGAAGATCTGCGGCCCGGCCAGCGAGCCGGACGCCGCGGACTTCTCCGGCGGGAAGTTCCCGCCAGCATCCGAGTCCGGGTCGCGTTTCTGCAGCTCCGCCGCGCACTGGTCGTAGAACCACTTCAGGTCGGTGTAGGCGCATCCTGTCGGGTAGTTCCCGGACGCCGCCCACTGCGACAGCCGCCGCATGCCCGCCGCGATGTCGACCGGGTCGTCGTTCTTCAGGTCGGCGAGGAACTGCGACTTCACGTCGTCGGGCAGCGCGTCACGGACCGCCATCGCCGCGGCCGCGGCACGGACCTCGCCGGGCAGCAGCTCGGCGACCATCTCGCGGACCATCGCCCGCAGCGCGTCGCTCATCGGCTTGCCGGGCAGCGGCTTCAGCTGCGTCCCGTCCGGCGCCCAGTAATCGTGGTCGGTGTCGCCCTCCGGCGTCAGGTCGCAGTCGCCGTCACCGTCCGGGTCCTGGCACGGCTGCCCCGGGTGGCCGTGCGCCGCGGCGGCGTCCCCGGCGCTGTCCTGCGTGCCGGGCGGCGGGTAGGTGCCCGCGCCCTTGCACTCCGGGCACTGCTTGCCGTTCGCGCCCGTCGCCGGGTGCTTCAGCCGCCCCTTGCCCTTGCACGTCATGCACTTCTGGCCGCCGTCCGGGGCGTCCGCCGCGGCGGCGCGCGGCATCGACCGCAGCGCCGCCATGATGCGCACCGGGGCGTGCGCCGCGAGGGTGTCGATGTCCACCCCCTGAGGCAGGCGCGCCTCAGCCGTCCCCACCCGGTCGGCCAGGCCCGCCGCGACCGCCTCATCCGCGGTGTACCACGCCTCCTGGCGCATGACGTCACGCCACTCGGCCGCAGACTTCACCCCCGACCGGTCCGCGTACTGCTGCGCCAGGTTGTCGCCGTGCTTGCCGAGCGTCTCCGCGACCTTCAGGAAGTCCGCCTCGTTCCCCATGCACGCCGCGAGCGGGTCATGAATCATCAGCATCGCGCCCGGCTCCACGATCCGCTCATCGCCCGCCTGGGCGATCACGCTCGCGATGCTCGCCGCCATGCCGTCGACCACCGTCCGCTTCGGCCCCGGGTAGGCACGGATCGCGTTCGCGATCGCGATCCCGTCGGCGACGTCGCCGCCGCCGGAGTTGATGTGCACGTCCAGCGGCCCGGTCACGCCCTTGATCGCATCGGCGAACGACGCCGGCGTGTAGCCCTCCGAGAACCAGCCGCCCGCTCCTATGTCGTCGAAGATGTCGATTCTGGTCGGGCCGCTGCCCTCGTCGCGGATCCGCGCCCGCATCGGGTACGTCTTCATCGCACTCCCGCCATCTGGTTCCAGATCGCCATCTCCCGTGCCCGCGCCTGCGCGTCACCGCGCCTGCCGCCCGCGGACGGGTGGAACTGGTGCTCGTGCATGGTTTCCCACGGCCCGTGGTCGGCGTCCACGACGCCGATGAACGCCCGCGCGTCCGGGTGCGGGTTGTTGTGCGCCGCGGCGTACTCGTCTTCAGCGGTGAAGCGGTGATGGCCGTCAACGAGCTCCAGCAGCGCGCCCGACGGGGTCTTGACGAGCAGCAGCGGCTTGAGCTTCTTGCCCTGCTCCAGCCGCTCCGTGAAATCCCCGACATGGTTCGGGTCGGTCTGGTCGAGCCACTGCATATCCGGCTGAATGTGGGTCAGCGGCACCCGCACCGGCCCCGTCCAGGTGGCGTGGTGCATCCACGCCATCGCCTCTGGCGGGTAGTCCTGCGCCACCTGCTGGAACACCTTCGCCGCCGCGTTCTTGCCGAAGACCCGCGGGGCGCGGCCCTGCGCGGGAACGCCCGGCCGCCCCGCGAGCCCGCGCGCCTGCTGCGCGTCCAGCTGCGCCCACAGCGGCGAGCCCCAGCCCGCCGCCGCCCGCATCGCCGCGGCAGGCACCGGAGCGCCAGCGCCAGGAGTGCCGAGCGGGGCGGTCCAGCGGGGCGGCAGCGCCGGCACGTCCGACAGCGTCAGCGCCACCTGCATATCGCCCAGGCCGACCGCCGCCAGCACTTCATGCTGGTCATAGCCCGCCGTCACCAGCGTCAGCGCCGCGTTCGCCTTCGCCGTCAGCTCCAGCGCATCCTGCTCGCGGTTCTGGGGCGTCGGGTAAATGAAGTCGAACTCGTTACCCTCGGCGGTCGAGCCGAACAGCGGCAGGAACTGGGTATTCAGCACGCCCCGCCACAGCTCGAGGCGCGGCGCCACCACCCAGGAGGCGAAAATCTCCTCGCCGGTCTGCGCGTTCGCCCTGTTCACGTCCTCGGTGACCCCGGTCATCACCTTGTGCATGGCCAGCGCCTCGCGGATGATGTCCCGGCTGACGTTCCGCAGGTTCGCGAAGTCCATGTCCCGCGCCGAGTGGTTGTTCGCCACCCACGTCTGGCCTGCCTCAAGAACAGCTATCCGGTGAGCCCGCGCCACCCCGCGGTGCGTCTCCCGCCAGCGGGTCACCAGGTCCTCGAACTCGTCTTCCTGCAGCTCGTGGTCGACCTGGATCACGCCGCCCGGCTCGGCGGAGTTGATGAAGTAGTTCTTGTTCCACTGCGCCGCGTAATCCGCGGCCTGGATGTCGGTCAGGACGGGCCGGATCGGGCCGCAGCCGCCGTAAGGGTCCTCCGGGTCCGGGTAGCGGGCGAAGATCACCTCATCCGGGCGCAGCGGGATCATCTCCTGCCCGTCCGGCGACCGGTACAGCCACCCCGCCAGGTACTTCTGCGGGTGCGGCACCGGCACCATCCGGTCCGGGCGCACCGGCCACAGCCCCAGCGGCACCGGCGACGCGCCCTCCGCCGTATCCACCACCCAGTACGACTTGCCGGTCTGCTCCAGCCAGATCTGGCTGATGTCGAACAGGGAGCGGCGGTCCCACACCGGCACCCGGCGGCTGCCGTGCGGCGTGTCCACCGTCACCGATGCCGGGTTGCCCAGCACGTTCAGCGCCGCGTGGACCGTCACCTGCTTGCGCTCGTCACTGCCCCGGTCCGACGTCGTGAACCGGGACGACGGCGGCGCCTGCCGGTACAGGCCCCACTTCTGCGCCGCCACCGACCGGGCAATCAGCGACACGTTCGCGAAATTCGTGCCGTTCTGCTTGTACGCGCGGATCAGCGTCAGGTCCGGGCTCGCGCCAGACGAGCTGCCCGGCACCATCGCGCCGCCCGAACCGCCCACCGGCACCGGGGCGCCCCCGGACTGGTTACGCGGGGCCAGCATCATGCCCAGCAGCGAGCCCATCAGGGTATCTCCGTGTCCAGCGGCACCGCGCCGGGCGGATAGGC